CTCGGCGAGATCGGTCCTGCCTTCCATAAAGGACGCGTCCACCACCGCCGGGTCGAGGCGCACCAGCTTGATGAAATCTCGCGGCTTGCCGTTCATCTCGAGCCAGGCGGGAACGACGTTGTGCACCGGCGAGCCGGCGCCGCCACCGAGGGTGAGACCCTTGAGGTCGTCGATCGACTTGGGCTGGTTGCGCTTGGTGACGTAGCACACGCCGGCTGGCCAGCGCGTGTTGATCGCGCCTACCATCCTGATCTTGCCGCCGTTCGAACGGTTCAGGATCAGACTGATCGGGTCGACGTAGCCGAACTCGAACTGCCCCTGGTCGAGCTCGTTCGCGGTGCGGTTGCCGCCGTAGCCGCGCACGATGTTCGTGTCGAGGCCGGCGTCGCGGAAGTAACCGCGATCCTGGGCGACGATCACGCCGATGGAGCTGCCCTGCGGCAGCCAAGCCATGTTGTAGGTGACCTTTTCCTGCGCCAGCGCCGGCGTTGCGAGCACGGCGGTGACCACGAAATTAACTCGTGTTGGGCGAGTCGCGACCTCGCACTCATTAGGGCCGCAAAGTTGAAGCATGAGGGAGCCGGCGACTACATGGTCGAGTCGTTCGGTCTCCTGATGGCAGCGATGTAATGTCAGCGTGGCGTGGTAGGTTTGCGACGTGAGATCTGAAGTTCAGGCGCCGCACCTGCGGCCCATCGTCAAGGCCGTGCTGGTGGCGATCGTTGTTGGCGCGAACCTAATGGCAGGCGTCGCGATCTCACTTCGGATGTTCCATGACTGGCGGGTCGCGCGCATGCGAGATGCCGAGCGAGCCTACGTCGAGAAGTACTCGAACCGCGCCATTGAAACCACGGATGGCGACCTGTACTTCAACACGAACACGGGCCTGACTCAGATCCCTGGTGCGACGCATATCCTCGAAAAGCACAACCCGGGGCCGACGCTCTACGGCTGTTTTGGTGAACTCGCACCGGGCTCATCGGACTTCGCCGGTACCATTGTCGTGCCAGAGGGAGATCGGAGGCGTGTTGCGCTTGATACCGACATCGACTGCGAGATTCGATTCAACGTGGGGTACACGAGCATCCCCACATGTCAGCTGACGTCGCGCGAAGCATGGGCGCGCAATGTGTTGTCGTGGTCGGTGAAGACGACCGGCATCCGGTTCAATCAGCCCTACACGGCCGTCGATTACGTCTGCGTCGGACACTAGTCACCACTCATTCGCGTACATCGAGTCAGCATCGCCGTAGTCGCGCGGCTTCTCGATGATCGGATCGTCTGGGTCGCGATCCTTCTTCTTCGGCTCGGGCACGACCGGCGTTTGCCCCATCGCGCTGGGCAGCATCGCGGCGAGCTCGTTGCGGATGTAGAGCCAAGCATCGCAGGCGTGGTTGGCTTGGCTCGGGTTCTCCTTGCGCTTGCCCTGCGCGTCCTGGACCCACTGCAGCGCCGACATCTCCTCGGCGAGCTTGCTGCCCTTCATGATCTTGATGCGGCCGTCGTACAGGTCTGAGTTGCCCAGTTCGATCGCGTTGTCCTTGTAGCGGTACGGCTTGTCCGCGGCTTTGATCGTGATGCCGTAGACCATTTGCAGCTCGGCGAGGAGCGCGCCGCCACTGCCGGCGAAGTCGCCGACCATCGCATCGGGCCAGCCGATCGCACCGATGATGCCGCCCGGCTTCTCGTGGTTCAGGTCGTCGCCGAGTAGCAGCTTCGCGATGGCGTTGGCGTACATGCGCGTCCGGTAGATCTCGTAGACGTGGTAGAGCGTGCGGCTCGGGTCGCTGTAGGAGAACGCGAAGATTTCCAGCGCGAAAGCGTCCTTGAAGCCGACGTCGATTCCGATGCCGTAGCCCCAGTCGTTGAACGCGTCGGGCAGCTTCGCAAAGCCGTTGGGCAGGAGTGTCGGCGTCCACTGGTTCCATTCGGTGCCGTCGTCGAGGTGCGGCCGGAACACGTAGACGTTCATCGACGCGTCCGCCGCCCACTGGCCTTTTCGCTCGCGCAGCCAGTACGGGTTCGAGTCGCTCCACCCGTTGCGGGCCTTCTCGGCGAGCTGGACCTCGTTGATCTCGACCATCGCCTGGATGCCCGCCTCGACGCCATCCTCGATGGACCAGCTGTGCGAGCTCCACTTGTCCCATCCGGCGTACTCGGGCTGGTCACGTTCCGACCACGGCCGGTGTTGGTCCGAGCCGGGCCGCGTCGCGTCGTAGAACATGCCTTCGAGGCGCTTCCCAGGCGTTCCAATCAGGCACATCGCGCCGACCATGCGCGGACCGATGACCTCGAGTAGTAGCTCCTCGAGCAACTCCTTCTTGATGCTGGCCACCTCGTCGATGCCGACCTCGTGGTAGGTGATGCCGCGTAGCTTCTGGATGTCAGCCTTGTCGTCGCAGCCGAACAACATCAGGCGTGCGCCGTTGGGTAGCTCGCATACCAGATCCGACTCGCTGAACGACGCGCCGGACATGTGCAGGCTCTCGCCGATGAGCCGCTTGAGGTCGCGCCACACCAGGCGCTCGGCGGACTGACGCGTCGCGGCGATGAACAGGCAGTTGGCGTCGGTCCGTCCGACCATGCGGCGGATCAGCCGCAGCAGCATCGCGATTGTCTTGCCACCGCCACGGCCGACGACGCACGAGACGCGACTACTCGGGTCGAAGACGAAGTGCCGCTGCTTGGGATGGCAGGTGCGCCGGATCCGATCATCACAGATCCGGATCTGATCAGCGGTGTATGGTTTGATCACCCAGCGACCATCGGTGCATAGCTGCCCGGCGCGAACGCAGGTCCGGCGGCGGCCATCTGCGGCGCAGGCATGCCGGGCATCGGTTGCGGCGGCACCGGGCCCTGCGGCACGCCAGGAACGCCACCGGGCGTAGCGGGCGCTTGCGGGGGAGGCGGCGGGTTCAGGATCGCAGCGCCCAGTGCCATGAAGTCCGATAGCGCTTCGAGAATCTCCTCGGGCGCCCCGCCGTTGTCCTCGCCGACGTCGATGCGGAGGTACTCCTGGTGCATCATCTTGAGCACGACGTCGAGGTTCTCGAACGGCGACGGCACGAGGTACTCGCCGTTCTCGATGCGCTCGATGAGGTACTCGCCGTGCTCCATCATCGCGTTGTAGAGCGACAACTTCCGCTCGATGTCCGGGTGGTCCATCAATTGGCGGCTCTCGTCGAGCGTAATGACGCCGGCCTGTGCGAGCTCGACCAGGCGTTGCTGACGCCCAGCCGGTGTGTCGCCGAGCGTCGACGCCGCCATCATCTCGATCTTGAGGTCGTCCATATCGACCTCGGACCACTTGATGCGCTTGCGGCCGTACTTGGTCACCTTGACGATGTCGGGCGCCTTCGTTCCGCCGAGGTCGCGACACGCATCGAGGATGAGCCACAGCGTCTTGAGCCACAGGTCCTCGAACGCGTTCTCCTGCAGGCTGAACCGCTGTGTGCGTGTCTTGCGGACTTCGCGCACGCCGACGCCTGACTCGATGCCGGATGGAACGTTGCCGGACTGCATTGGTTGGTCAACGCCGGTCTCAGCCGCGGCGCGGCGCGGGATGTTGTCGCGGTCGTCGTACGTCTCCTTGCCGACGGCCTGGTGATCGACCGTGACGGGGATAGCGACCTTGTACGTGGCAATGTTGCCGATCTGGTTCGTCGTGCGAACGGCAAGGTCCTTGTCGCCCTGGTGCACGTACGTCGTCGGGTCGGCCTTCAGATCGAGGCTGCGATTGATCTGGTAGTTGCGGCGGTTGAGCAGGTTCTGGAACGGCAGGATGCGCTCGGCGAGCGAGATGCCGTAGAAGCCCCACACTGGCGCGTTCCAGCGCATGACCGCAAAGGGGTAATGCGGCTTGTGGTACTCCTCGTCGAGCAGGTCGCAGCCGTCGATGATGAGCGTGTGCCGGCCGGGGATGTAGTTCTTGTGCCCGCGCGGTCCGATCGGCAGTCGCCACGACTCGATCGCGATGACCTCGGTCGAGCGCATCGGGCGGTAGCCGGCCCAGGTCTTCCAGTTGCCTTGCGACTGCGCGCGGGCGATCTGGTCCTTGAACTCCGGGAACTGTGCCTGCAGGTCTTCGCGGTCGAAGAAGTCGCGGTAATGGAGCTGGCGCGGATGGCCGTCGCGGCACTCGATCTCGTCGACCACGATGTTGTCGATCGGGACGTTCGCGATCCGGATCTGGTCAAACATGTCGATCCAGACCTTGATGAGTCCAGTGCCCTTGAGAGCTGCGCCGGCCTTGAACGCAGTGCGGCACTTCTCGCCGACGTCGAACAGTTTGGACAACCCCTCGAGGTACTGCTCGAGCCGCTTGGCGGTCTTCTGATGCGACCAGTCCGCGCCGTCGGTCTCGATGCGCACGCGCACATCCGAGTCGGCGACGTTTGCGGCAACGGTGTCGATGTTCGTCGCAATCAGGTTCTCGGTGATGATCGCCTTGGTCGGTCGCAGGCGCGTCGCGAGGTTCGTGCTCGCGATGTGGCGGTTCGTGCGCGGGTTCGTGTCGTACGTCGATTCGAGCTTGCAGAACTTGTCGAACAACTCCGCTTGGAAGTTCTCGACGGTGCGGACGTAGGGCAGGACGACTTGGTGACACTCGCCCTTCTTCGCGTTCCACCAGTTCTTGGTGCCGGTAAGTGCGAGGGCGGTGGAGTCGGAGGAAGTCATTCCTCAACCGCCATCTTTTCGATCGTGAACCCCGGCATCTGACCGCCTGGGTAACTGGCCGGATCGTTGAGCGGATCGAGCGGTGGTTCCTCGACGGCCGGCGGGTTCTTGTCGACTTCGACCGGCGGCGGATCGGGCGGCGCGAACGTCGCCGACCACTCGCCGATCCCGATCGCCAGGACGCCAAGCGACCGAAGCTCGACGGCGTGGAGTTTGACCATCGCGATCCAGGGCTCCACGGACGTCGGGTCAGCCATCTAAGGCGGATGATATGTCA